GATGTTTACGAGCATGGTCAGTTGCATGTCGGGTCTGCTTTCTATTTAGGGTTTAAGGCGATGTAATGTCGCGTGCGAATGTTCCACCGGTAAAAGTTACCTCAAACATTGAGAGCTCACCGTAGGAACCTGTGATTGGCGTGAACGATGCGAGCATGGTGTTTGTGATGGTGTACTCAGGGTTTGAGGCTGACTCGGTAGCACCTGCAGGTGAAATAACGATTGTTGAGGTACCTGTGCCGAGAGCAGCAAAAAGGGTGGCCTCAACTGAGGTTGAACCGTAGTAGGCGTAGCAGGTCAATGTAACTTCGCACTGTTGAAGCCCCTTCACGAAATAATGGGCAACATCTCCGAAGCTAGTGCTTTCCAAACTGTCATAGCCCACCGAAATTGAGGCCGATGAAGTTACCGAGGTTGCGTCAAACAGTGTGCCAGATGTGGCAGGCGTAATTGTCACTGTTGGGTTTGTGAGATAGGTGGTAGTGCTGGTGGCCATGTCTGTCCTTTGGTGTTAGGTGTTGTCGGCCACCAGTGATGCTTTTATTATGTCAGATTTTACTAGGGCAGGTGAGCATTATAGGTATGCAGCCTGCAGGGAGATTTGTAGATCATAGGCAGGGAACTCTTGCCCACCGATACTGGCTAAGCCTGGTCTGCCATCGGTCACTGCAACATTCTTGTCAAGTAGTGCAGCTGCGATTGCCAGCAATGGCCTGAGCGTGTCTAGGTTGCCTGGGCCTATACCGATGACGCGCACAGGAAAACGCATCGTTACGATTTTGTTGTTAAACGCCTCAAAGGTTGGGGCATCGATAAAGCAGCAGTTGCTGTTGAGGTTGCGAGGGTCTGTTACTACTCGCAGGCCTGTAATGGTAGCCAGCGTGGTGGCTAGGTCGTCTATGGCCTCATTGAACAGGTCGGTGTAAGCCATTACGCAACAGCAGGCCTATCAATACCTAGCAACTGTTTCACCATCGGTGTAAACGCATTGGTGGTGATTGCTTGGCCCATAGCGTCAAAGCTTGCAAACTGATCAATGCTGCCACGCTGACGGAAATAAGCGCCAGCCAGCATTATGGTGCCGAGCGTGCAATCACCCGATGGGCTGGTGCTCAAGCTGTCAAAATAGCCTGCTTCTTGCCTACGCCGATAGGCGACCTGATTACCGGCAGAAACACACTGCGCAAGAAACGTTGTCTCATCGGCGCTAAGTGGGCTGGGCAGTCCAAGCCATAACTGAACATTGGCGCTCGATACCCACGTGCATGTTTGCGTGTAGGTAAGCGTGCCAGGTGGTATTGCTGCAGAGCGTTCTAAATCACCATCGGCATCGTAAAACATAACCTGATTAGGTATTGGCACATCAGGGTTGAGTAGCAGGTCACCTTCAGAGTCTGTGCCTGTGTACAGGTACTGAGGCAATGCGTAAACAGTGTGTGTGCCGTTGAGGTTGTGCCCTACACCAGTGATGGTAATGCTTTCACCGATGGCAATGTCGGTTGCCTCAAGTGTTTGTACAACAGCGTAATTATCTAAACGCTGGTGAAAGATGACTGTGTATGTAGCCATGATTGGCTATCGCCTTTCGGGTTAGGCGACTACGATGCCTTGAATAAAGCTTGACTTGGCTACGAAAGTAGCAAAGTAGCCGTAGTAGGAGAATGTGCGTCCCAATGTGCTTGGTACTTCTACTGACATCAGGCCACGCTGTTGTTCGTAAACCTCGAAGCCTGGCGCGTACACAACAAGCATGGTGCCTGATGCAAAGTTGTTATCAACTACAACAGTGAGGCCGAGCACATTCATGCTGGTGTATTGCATGCCTGAAACATTGCCAATTGAGTTGGTGGTCATCATGCCGTTGGCGTTGTAACCAAACAATGGGCGCTTGTCTGCATCGGTTTGACGGCCAAGCAATTCCCATACATCTGGTGACACGCACAAGTGTGTTGGGAAGTAGTTGCTGTCCTCAGCGATTTCGCGTGCTGCGTCATACAGTGCGCTAATCAACGTGGTTGGGTCTGCAGCTGTAACAGTCCAGGTAGAGCCTGATGCTGTTTTACCAGCAACTAAAGCGTCTGCTGCAATGTTGTCTGTTGCAATCAGGTACTCGCCTGCAAGGTCATTGAGCACAAGGTTCAATGCTGCAGGATCAGTGAAGTCAATGTCTTGTACTGACAAAGTGACTTGGCCAGCGACTGTTGCCTTTGTAACAGTGTTGGAAGCAATAACCATTGTGGTGGCTGATGCTGCAGAGCCTTCAGTCTGTGTTGCTGCGCTTGTGTGCGTAGTAATCGTTGGGCGAATGAAAGTCTTGCTTGGTGTGTTTGGCATGGCGCGTGCACCAAAAGCCGATACTACTGGGCGTACGAAGTTGAGGTCTTGGAACAATGGCCCAAGTACCGGCACTGGCAAAAGACCTGGCGTGTCGGTTGTAAGTACGTCACCTGCAGCTGCTTGAAGCGCTGTCTGCTGGTTGCGTACTGCGTCTTTGTATGCAGCGTTCACATTGTGGAAAGCGTCCCCACCTGCGTGCATTGCTGCAAGGTATTCGGCTGGGGTTGGCATAACAAAATTGCGCTTTGGCTGAGCAAAAACTGACGATGCTTCGATTACTTCTGGGGCTGGTGTTTCTGACACTGGGTTCTCCTGTGGCTCTAGGGGTTCAGGAGTGTCGGCTTCCTCTTTTGTATTATCGCTCATTTCCTCATCTGATGTGGGGATACTTGCTGCTACATCTGTGATGGTAGCACCTGCGAACGCTGGCTGTGGCACTAATGAGAGCTCTAACCAGTTTGCTGCAGTCACGATCATTACGCCGTTTTGGTCAATCTCAAACTCGGTTGGATTTACGCCAACGCTCACTGAGTCGAGCACGCCATCGGCTGCTAAAACAAGTGCCTCATCACCTAACGCTGTGGTGCTGATTTTTGCTGTAAAAAGCATGCCGTCTGGGGTGTCCTCGCGTGCCGTGACAATGCCAATGGCCTGGGTGCTGTCGTGGTACATGTACAGTTTTGGGTTTTTGCCATCGACAGGTAGTGAGCCTGGGGCAAACATAACTTCGGTTCCGTCATTGACTGTGGCTACGACATTGTAGGGCGCTGCAATACCGGTGATGGTTCGGCGTGGGGTGCCATCGGCTGCTGCTGCATCGATGCTTATTGCTGTGGCGTTGAACCTGATCATGCTAATTCCTCTTGGGTGTTTTCTTGGGGCATGTCGGGGCTGTCCATTTTGTCTGCTGCGTAGTTCTCAACGAGGTACTCATCTGCATCAAACTTTACATAAGTTCCTCGAGGTAGCACGTTGTTTTGGCTCAATGTTGCTGCAATGCAATCGGCGTAGGCCTTTACGCCAAAGATGTAAAGGTCTGCTCTGGCCTGCTCTGATGACTGGTAGGAGTACGCCCCAGTACTGACGCCGACGAGGTATGGAGGGCAATTTGTAAGCCTTGCGCATTCCAGAGCCTGATAGTTGGCTGCATCAATCAAAAGCATTTTGTCAGGGGTTGCTGTTGTCTCGGTGTAGCTCAAAAACTCGTTGAGTGCAGCTGTCTGATTGGTGGCGCGTGCAGCGTTGAACGCTGACGCTAGATCAGCAAGCTCGGTAGCGCTCAAAGGCTCACCACCTGTTTGCTTCAAAACACCAGCAGGTATTGACGATTCTGCATTGCGATAGCGTGCTGCTTCAAGTTTGATTGCTGTTGCAACGGTCTGCTCAGACATGTACACGATGCCTTGTACTGGGCTGAGAAATTGCACCAAGTCTTTAGGGTCAATCATGTTTCCTTGAAAATAAACCTCGTTCGATGGGGCAAACCACACTGGCCCTGCCTGATCTTGTGTGGTGACAGAACCTGCCGGTAAGCGTGTAAACGCTGTCGGGTAGCCGTCTTGGGTGCGTGCAGTGATATACCAAAATGCACGGCCATAAAAGAACAGGTCGTCAAATGTCCACGCCATAAGGAATGGGTAGGTAACGCTCGGGTCGGGTTGGCGAAGCCAGGTGCGAGGCGCAATATAAACCTTCTCCATTTCCTCGCCATTCCAAGTTTCGTTGTACATCTTTAGAGGCATACAAGAAATGACCGAAGCCATAAGATCGCGTGCGCGTGAGATGGTTGCCACGCTCATAGCACGGTTGCGTGCTGGCCCTTCAATGTAGGTGTAGTACTGGCCGATGAGATTCACGCCAGCCTGGTTAGGTGAGTACCCACCAGAGGCTGCAGCCTTCGCCGGTGCAGGTGAGATTGCTGCTTTATTTACTCGGTTGAATAGCGCCATGTTCGGATTATCTCACATTTTCTAGGTGGGGGGTGGCACTGCCCCAGGCAATTCCCGACAGAAAGCCCAGAGCAGCACCAAAACTAATCTTAGCGATTTACCACAACGAGCATGGGCTTACCACCTTGTTTTGGTCGGGACGCTAAAGCAGCTGCAAAAATGGTGAGGCGTGCCAGCTCGACAGGGCCAGGTGAACGCTTACTGCTAATTACTAGTGAGTTTTGCTGGGTAACTGCTACTGCCCTGTTCATCTGTTCAGCCAAGTTTTGTTGCCCCTGGTGCACAAGTCTGCCATCGTTGATCATGCCCTTGACCAATGACGTGTAGCGCATCAGCTCGCCATAGCCAACAACTTTTTTACGCCTCTCCAAAGACAGGGGCACATGGTTTTCAAGTGGTGGTGTAACAGCCAACATTACTGATGGGTTTTCGCAAGCCTTCAATAGTGCCTGTTGCATCTCGGGCAACGAGCCAACCACAAACTCAACTGTGATGTGGGCAACCCCCACGTCATCAACTGCAGCGCGAACAGCCGAGTAACGAGAGCCATCGATACTTGTGTCCACGGCTATCCAGCCTCCCTCGGGCCCAGGTATGTCAGAAAGGCATTGCTCCCACTCGCCAGGTTGCAACCAGCACGCATCAGCATTGACAAACTGGTTGAGTGAGCCACGCAAAAAACTAGATCGGTCTGGGTGTTCAGCATCAGCAAGTAAAGACTCCAGCTCGAGTGTGACACCGAGCGCTGGGTTAGCCCAACCCCACCAGCGTGTATCCATAACATCAACACCTGGGGGTGGCGACCATTCAGCAAAGTAAAACTGCCCCTGGCGTTTATCATCAATAAGCTGTAGCCCTTGTTCTCGGTAGCGCAACATTGCAACCGAGGCTTCAGTACCAGCAGTCGAAGTCATCAACATAATCGGTGAGCCACCAGCTGTGCGCATGTTGCGTGCTTTCATTGTTGGTCTGAGGCTGTGGGCAAGCACGTTGTCCTCGACTGCGTACACTTCGTCCACCCATATAAAATCTGCGCTGAGGCCCATACCTGCCGACGGTGTCGCAGCTTTTACAAGCCACCGTGAGCCATCAGGCATGTCGCAAGTGTTACGGCCATAGGCACGTTTCAATGTCGCCCCAAAATACTCCTGCAAAATTGGAGCCACCACTTCAAACTGGCGAACAGCAAGCGACAACTCATGAGCCGAGTTCACCACCGTCTGTGGCTTGCCACGCAACTTGGCAATAGAAGTAAGCCACGCCCCAATACACGCCTGCCCTAAAACCGTTTTACCGTTCTGACGCGCCACAGAAATAAGCGCTGCACGATTGATTAGATCACCGGTATCAGGCTCAGCCTCAAAAACACCATCGATGGCGTAGAGCTGCCAATCCATCAGCTCGACCTTCATGTACTTGCTAGCAAACTCGGCAACCAAATCTGCGTAAAGAGAAAACCCTTTTCGAGCCGTTTCCAATCTGGGCTCAACACGGCCAATCCCAGCAGGCCCTGGCTGGTTCGCGCCAGTTGTCGCCAGTTCGCTTCCCTTCGGGGATATATGGCTTAAACGCTTGCTCGGGGTTGTTTGTTGCTCCAAAAAAATCGGGTTTTGGGTGTTTTCGCCGTTGTGGGGTTTTGCGTTGAGGGCTTGTGTTCTGGCTTGTTGGCGTTGTGCTGTTTTGCGATTGACGTAGATGGCTCCTCGTTTGGCGTTGCATGTGGGGCATGAGGGTACGAGGTTGCTGAGTGAGTCGTCTCCACCTGCGTCATGTTCGAGTAGGTGGTCTGCTTGGAATGTTTTGTCCCAGGGTTTGCCACACCAGTGGCAGTCTGGGTGTCCTTCTAGGAGCGCTGCTCTGTTGGCTCGGTATTGTGCTGTGGTTTTTCTGTTGCCTGCCATGCGTGTGTGTCCTTGTCGGGTGGTGTTGGGCTTATGTTACTAGCGCCCCTCGCTTCGCATCGGGTTGCTCTCGGGCGTGTGAGCGAGTTGTGTGGTTTGTGCCAGCCCCCACTTTCAGTATGTAACTGTGGCAGGTGGTTTGTGTAGGACGGTCAGCCATTCGCGTTTTAGAAGTTCGTACTCTGCACAGTGGCTTACCTCTACAGCCCTTCACGTTTAGTCATCTCAGGTGGTAGTGCGCACTGCTCTACCCTCGTTCCCGAGTGTTATGCCAACACAGTGCAATTCCGTATGTGGCCGTGGTCGTATGCAGTTGTTTAGGGTTTGCGCAGTTTCAGTATCGCTGCGATGCCGAGGCAGAATAGCAGGCCATACCACACGTGTATCACTGTGGGCCGAGTCTTTCTGCTATGGCTTGCAGGTGCTGTGGTCGCCATACGTGGTATTCCCCACCGGCAGTAACGATGGCCTCGCCCCAGTCGAGCTGGTGCTCAGAAAGTCTGCCCAGGTCTGTTTTTAGTTCGGCAAAGATGAGGCCTCGAGTTTTGTGCACAAGAACTAGATCGGGAAAGCCACGGCCATCAGAACGCCATACACCTGGCCTAACCATTTTGGGTGATGCGTGAAAGATTAGCCAGCCTTGCATTTTGGCGAGGCGTATCACCTGGTCTTGAAATATTGCTTCTGAGGCTTCAGTCATGGGTGGCATTGTTTAGCTGCTTTACGAGTTGTCGGTTTATTGCCATGAGCCTGCCACATTCCTCAGCAAGAACTGAGCATTGTTTTGCCATGTTGCCAACACAGTGACAATCAGGGTCGCTGTTGAGTTTTGCTTCACAGTCGGGGTAGTGGTAGTGCCCATTGAGGCCGTAGGGCATCATTTCTTGCTCGCCTGACCTAGTAGAAGTCCAGTCATGAACACGCTGAACACCATGATTACGAGGCCTAGAAACTCAGTCATTATCGACCTTCCAAAGTGCTGCAAGTTGCCTGCTGAGTTCGTCAATGCGTGCCTGCATTGTTTCTACCTTGCGCAAGAGTTCGTTGCGTTCGTTGATTACATCTGCTAGGTGATCGCGCAATGTTTGGTTGTCGCTTATCAAAATGGCTCCTCCTCGGGCAGTGGGATTTCCTCGGGTTCATTATTCTTAAGCGCCTCAATGGCTTTGCTAATTTTGAACTTGTCCCAAGATGCCAGGTCTAATGGTGGAAGTTTGCCAGCCTCTTTGAGCAGTTTCTTATAAAGCCATACCTGCTTATCGCTAGGGGCGTTCGCTGGGCGCTCCGTAGTGACACCATCAGAGCTGGTAGTCGTGGTCATGCGCTGAACTTTGCCCATTTCCTCACGGCTAGGTTTTTTAGTCCAATCGCTAGGCCCAAGCCCATGCGCTGCTATCGAGATGGCTCGGCCTGTGGCGCTCGTACACGCATTCTCTACTCGACTTGTGGCATTCACCCCACGATCAGATAGATGCTCCTCAGCAAAGTCCACAGCTGATGGTTGAGCATCGTTTATGTCTCGCCACACTGTTGCTTTGACCAAAACTCGCTTGCCATCATCGTGCACTATCTCGCAATGAATAGCGCCATTAGGATAGCCCTCGTAGAAACGTTGGATTCTGCTGGCTACGGGCTCGTATGATTCCAGATCAAAGCCCACCGGCGTACACCCTTTCAAGACGAGCAATTTCTGTGCTCAACGATTGTGCCTGGGCTTGCAAAA